CTCGATATCGTCCCGCTCATTTACCCGGTAAGTGAGGCGGAGATTCTGGAATGGGACGCCGAAAAGGCGTTGCGCCGCTACGACATAGCGATCACTCGCCTTGGCGTGAAACAGGAGTAGAGCGGCATGGCAGACGATAACTATGGGTTGACGTTCGCGACGGTCAATCATGAGGTGCAAGTACCCGGCACCACGGCCACCATGAGGTCTCCAGCGCTGTCTGCGCGAGGCGCCGATGTGGCAGGTTCAGAGCCGACGTCGAAACCGGATGATGTATTTGCCGGGCTTGGTCTGGCGCTGGCAGATGCCACCGCCGAACTACGTCAGTTGACGGCCGAACAGGTTCAGCTCAGGGATGTGCTGGGGTCGATACACACGGTGTTGATGTCACAGCAATCGTTGCAACAGGCACTGAACGACCGACAAGCACAAATGGGCGGTACGGTCCTTGGCGCCGAGCAAAAAACTCCGAGTGCCAGGACCGCCACGCCTCCTTATGAACCTTTGCAGCCGGCCATCAATCTCGACGCCGCGATGGCGAGGCTGGATCTGGTCGTCGGGCTTGAAGGCGACCAACGCAAAACGTTGCAGGTCGCGCTGGAGAAGATGGCCACCGAGGCAAAGGTGGCTGCCGGCGGTACAACCGCGGTTGAGCTGGCAAGCATCAGCTACGCTGGCGCCAAGGGCGGGGTCGGCAATGATCGGTTGGATGCCGAAGGCAATATCGATCAAGCCGCCAGGCAAAACGACCTGATGGATTTCACCAGAGACACGGCGGTCACGGCGACTGCGTTCGAGATGAAACCACAGGATGCCGCGGATCTGTTGATCGGCTGGCGTACCTCGATGAGTCTCGATCGCGCGCAAACCCTGGATCTCGCCGACGCGACCAGTTTGCTCGACAGTCGATTGGCCGCTTCCGCCGCTGATATCGGTTCGATTCTGGGCACTTACGGCACCTCGGCAAAAGGCGCCGGAATGGCGCCCGAACAAGCCGCGGCGTTTTCTGCGGCGTTGCTTAACGCCGGGGTAAACAAGGCCGATGCGGGTGTAGCGTTCGAGAAAATCACGACGACACTGGCACTTGGCGATAAAGCTTCTGCAAGCCAGAAAGAGGCGTTCGCTCAGTTGCAGCTCGACCCCAAAGCCATGGCCGAGAAAATGCAGGGCGATGCTCCGGGCGCGATAATGGAGTTGCTCGAGGCCCTGAAGAAGCGCTCCCCCGATGAACAATCCGCGTTGTCGACAACGTTGTTTACGGTCAACCAACCGCTTCGGCAAATGCTCGAGAATACCGCTGAGGTGCAACGCGCCTTTGCACTCGTGGCGGATAAGAAACAGTACACAGGGGCGGTTGATCAGACTGCCCTGACACTTGCGGATACTTCGCAGGCACGCTGGAATATCTTCAGTGCGCAGAAGGATCGACTCTATTCATCCGCCGGCGATACCGTGCTGCCAGTGTTTGACTGCCTTGTGGAAAAAGTCGGAGGGGCAGCCGATGGTTTGAGTGAGGTGGCGGAAAAGGCCCCGGCACTCGCTGGCGCGCTGATCCTGATGGCAGCAGGATTGAAGGGTGGCAAGCCGCTGGGCACATTGGCGTCCCAAGCCGCCACGTGGACAGGCCCGGTAATGGCCAGCATCAGATCCGGGCTGGGCAGTCTCTCGGCCACTGCCGGATCCCTCGGTACGGCCGCCGTGAATCGTGCCAAATATCTGACCTCCGCTCCAGGCCGCAGCCTGATCAGTCAAGGTGCCCGGTTCGGCAGGGTGGCAGGGCCATTGAGCATGCCGTTGACGATGGTCGAAGCCGGTATGAAAGTCGTTGACGGCGTGGCCGAAGGTGATTCCAAAAAAGTCGCCGGCGGGGTGGGCATGGCAGCAGGTGGCTTGGCCGGTGGATATGCTGGCGCGAGCATTGGCGCCACGATCGGTACATTCATTTTGCCCGGCATCGGTACGTTAATCGGTGGTGCATTGGGCGGCGCCATCGGAAGTTTTTACGGCAGTCAGGAAGGGGGCGCTCTGGGTGAAAAGCTTGCAACACCAGCGCCCGATCAGCTTGCTCCACCGTCAGAAGTCAGCGCAGGCCTGAGCAGTGTGCAAGCGCAAAATCAGCAGAATCAGAATGTCACCTACGCGCCCGCCTTTCACTTCAGTGGCGGAGACCTGGTGAGCGCTGAAAAAGTGACCGCCATGGTCGCGCAGGTCATGCAGTCACATTTCATGTCTGACTTTACGCCTTTGATGAGCACCAACCCCCTCGCCACCCGCCGTGACGCAGCCCTGACCGATGGAGTCGCCTGATGAAACAACAAATGGCATTGGGCAGTTTCATCTTCGGCCTGTCCCGCAACTTCGCCTACAGCACGCTGGCGCGGAAGTCGGACGGTGGCTGGACGCAGTTGCCCATTCTCACCAGTAAACCCAAGTCCAGTCAGATTGGACAAAATCCGGAAACCCTGACCATCAGCGGCACCGCGATGTACGCCGTGGCCATGGAACGGCTCGATGAATTGCGCGCTCTTCAGGCACTGCGTGTGCCGTTGCCGTTGATTGACGGTATCGGTCGCAACTGGGGGTTGTGGCGGATCAACAGCGTTCAGGAAAACCAGAGCGAGGTCATCGATGACGGCACCGCGATGGTGATCAAGTGGGTACTCGAATTGGCGGAGTTCAACAATGCGTAAGGTCCGAAGCGTGGCCGGTGATTCGGTGAATCTGCTGCTCTACCGCGAAACCGGGCGCAGCGATGACGCTGCTGAAGAGGCCCTGTGGAAGCTCAACCCGACTCTGGCCGAGTACGGCCCTGTGCTGCCCGCTGGCATCTGGCTCGTGCTGCCTGAACTCGACAGCAAACCCGCCGCGAGCAAAGCGCTGACGGCTTGGGATTAAGGAGGTTGTATGGCACTGGGTTTTACCCCGGTCGTGCAGATTTATGGCGAAAACGCGGATCTGCTCAACCAGCGTCTGATCAGTTGGGAACACATTGATGCCGCCGGTATCGAGTCCGATCAGCTGACCCTGACCATTGATCTGGAAGGCCTGGAAGGGCTGCCGAAACTCGGCGGGAAAATCGGCCTGCTGGTGGGTTACCTGGAAATGGAAGAAATGGTCGACAAGGGCCAGTTCAAAGTCACTCGCCTGACGCCCACGCTGTTTCCGCTTCGCCTGACCCTGGTGGCCACTGCAGCGCCTTTTACCAAGGATGATGAAACCGGCTTCAAGCAGCGCCGCACCGCCAGTCATGGACCGACGACGCTCGGTCAATTGTTTAGCAAACTGGTGTCGCAGCATGGCTTTTCATCGCGTGTCGCAGCGGATGTGTCGTTGATCAAGATCGCCCACGTCGACCAGTCCAATGAAACCGATATGGGCTTTCTGACGCGGCTGGCGAAGAAGTACAACCTGGTCGCCAAACCTTATGGCGATGCGTATGTGCTGGCGCGGCCCGGTCAGATCAAATCAATCTCGGGCCAGAAACTGCAGGATGTGACGCTGTCGGTCACCCACGACAATCGTCCCGGCGACCAGGCTTTCATCAGCGCCACGCTGGAAGAGGCCGCCCGCGAGCAGGCCAAGGGCTGCAAGACCTGTTTTGTCGATGCTGTTACAGGCGTTTTGCATTGGGTCGAAACGGGACTTGCGCCGTTCAAGACCATCCGCCAGAAGCAACCCAATGAAGCCGACGCCATTGCCGTGGGAGAAGGCGAAGTGCGCAAAATGCTGCGGCAGAAGTTCAAGGTGAAGATCACCTGCCCGGGCGATCCGCGACTGGCCGCTGAAGGCCTGGTGCTGCTCGATGATACCTGGCCGGATTTCATGCGCGGGCGCTGGTCGATCGACAAGGTCACCGCCAGCGGTAATCGCGAGAACAGCTATCGCTGCCTGATCGATGCCAGCGGCCTCGATCCAAAGGCTGAAGACTGATCTCTCAACACCACAAATCCCTTGTAGGAGTGAGCCTGCTCGCGATTGCGGTGTGTCAGTCACCATCGATTCTGACTGCAAGTCCGCTATCG